CCCGACAGTCCTGGTCAAGAATGTTGTATCAGGTGACAAACTCTACTCGCAGGAGATGTTCTACAACAGGTCAGCGCTTACTAATGACCAGATAGCCAGGGAGCTGAGTCTCTTAAAGATTAAGAACGAACCGATTTACCCTGACCCCAATGAGCCTAAGAGTGCCGAGGAGATACGCAAACAGGGCTTTAATGTAATAGAGGCTGTCAAGGGGAAGGGGAGTGTTGAGTTCGGTATCCAGAAGGTCAATCAGTATTACCAGTACTGGACAAAGGATTCCGTCAACTGCATCAAGGAGCAGAGGAACTGCAGGTATATCAAGGATAAGACCACCGGCGAGTTTACGGATAGAACTACTCATACCTGGAGCCATGGGATGGATGCTCGTAGATACGCCGTAGCCTCTCACGTTTTCAGGGGTAGTAACGAGATACCAGTAACCCACTTCGGCTGAGGTGAGATATGCCCTATGGAATCCCCAATGAAACAAAAGCTCAGACCACATGGATGGAGCGTTGCGTCTCTGATATTCACGGGACAAATAAGAGGACGGGCAAACCCTACACTGAGGGAGAGAAAATCGCCATCTGCAAAGCCCAGATGAAAAAATCTTGGATTCTTGGGAGAAAAGATAATGGGATATGAAGACCCCGAAAAAATAGTAAAGATGGTGGACGACAAGGACAAAGACCTTAAGCCCTTAAAGGAAAGGTTTGAGGCTGACTATAAACTCTGGACAATGCCTCTCTTCAAACTAAGCGACCAGAAAGGTGAGTGGGACAACTACACCTCTAATGAGGCAAAGAATCTAGCTAACAAGATTATGGAGATTCTGGGTTATGCCCCACTTAAAATCAGTATTCCCCAGGGGGATGATAAAGAAAAAGAGAGAAAAGACAAAGCAGCTGCGGAGAGGTTTATCTATGGTGCTCTTAACATCGCTGATTCAAGACTTAAGGATACAGTCCAACCCTCTATACAAGAACAGCTGGCTTTCTATGCCGTTCTAAGGGGCTGGGTTGCGGTTAGAGCCTTCATTCACGCAGAAGAGGACGGAGGGGAGGCGTTCCCTGATATAGCCGTCTGGGACTTGTTAAATGTGACATGGGATGTCGGACATAACGGAAAGTTGTGGGTATGTCATAAAAGGCCGATAACGGAAACACAGGCACACGAAGAATATAAAATTGAGAACCCCGGGAAGAAGCCTATCGCCTATGATTTCTGGGATGAGGAAAAATATCAGGTCATTATTGATAAGAAAGCAGTCCTGGGCCCAGAGGAACACGGTCAGGATCATACCCCCGTTATGATAACAATGGTCGGCCCTGCTCCCTTTATTCAGTCGGGAGAACTCGAGGAGACTATCAAATATGTGGGCGAGTCTATCTACGGCCCTGAGAGACACCTATTCCCGGTAAAGAATAAAGTATTGACCTACTATATGACTCTAATCGGGCAGAGCGTCCATAATCCCTTAGTTGTCTATTCTTCGGGGGGGCACAAGACAGTTAAGAAGAGCCCGTATTACAAAGGGAGCGTTACGCAACTTGACGCCGATAAAAAGGAGAAGATTGAACCCCTATTTAAGCCCGTAATGCCTCAGGATGCCGCGGCTATGGTTTCTATGATTCAACAAGAATTGACGATGGGAGGTGTGCTTCCCTTACTCAGCGGTATTGACGAGGCCGGAGGTTCGGGATACAGGGCTAATTTACTTCTCCACGCTGCCTCTTCTATACTAAAACCCCGCCAGAATGTTATGGAAAAGACCTATGAGTGGCTGGGAAGGGAATTATTGTCCCAGTACAAAGAGGGGGATTTTGGAGCTTTGAGGATACGCGGTAAAGACGATAGCGGGAAGTCATTTGATACGGAGATTGCTCCTGGTGATATTAAAGGGGATTGGTTCCCGGAAGCCGAACTCTCACCCAGACTCCCAGAAGATGAGCCGGCTAAATTCTCAATGTATCAAGCCGCCGTCAAGTCTGGGATATTCTCAGCAGAAACGGGCATGGAGAAACTTGGTATCCCCGATACCGAGGCAGAGAAGGGCAGGATATGGAGGGAGAAGGCGGATAGTGTCCCCTCTATCACGGTCAGAAAGATAATGAAAGAGCTTGTTGATGACGGGAGAGCAGATATAGCCAAGCAGGTCTGGGAAGAATATCAGAAGAGCTTAGGCCAAGGTACAGGGCAACAGGCCGGACAACAGACTACCCAAGGTATGCCCTCAAATGTAGTTCCCCCTCAAGAGGTTACAGCGCATCAACTCAACCCCGACCAGCAGGAAATAATGAAACAGAACCTTAAACTTAAAGCCCTTGGGCTCGAAAGGGGGCGATAAATGGCAGATAATCAAACTATTTATGACCTTCCTGGGGATTCAGGAAGTAAAGGTGCCGAGCATACCTACTCAAACCAATACGGGTCTTGGACTTGGAATGATGAAGTAGCTCCAACTTCGGAAGAATATAGCAAACTGATAGATGAGCAGATAGATAACCTTCCCCCGGATGCTATAGCTTGGCTGACTTCTCTGGCTGAGTATAGTGAGTGGCGAACTCCGACAGGGGAGAAACAGAATGTCGGGGATTGGATTAACTTCTTATCTACCGACCAGGGTAAAGGATGGTGGGGGGGGCTTACACCACAAGCCAAATCTTCCCTTCAGCCAGACTATGGAGAGATAAGTTATATAGGGGAAGACCCGAGCGAGGGCAACCCGGCAGTAGGATTTTCAAAGACAGCTCTTTCAAAGCCTATATTAACTAAAGAGTATGGGATACCCAGCCGACTTGGAGCTGCTCAGAGAGGCTCAACGGCAGGAAACCCAGTTTTCTCTCTTCCTTCAATCAAAGGTGAGTCTACTCCCAGCGCAGAACACCCTTATGGGTATGGGGCGCCCGGCCCCAACCTTGGATTCAACCAGAGCAAGAAACCCAAAGTCAACCCTTATGCGATACCTGGGGGACAGAGCATTTTCCGTGAAAGTGACTTCCCGTTCCTAAATACCGGCAGGGTAGCACCCCCGGCCAGGTGGTTACTCTATTAGGAGTTAAAGATGCCAGACGGTAAGAAAAGGAACCCTGCTCTTGGTGTAGCAAAAGACTTAATTGAGGCCGATGAGGCTGTATTCGGTAAGCCTGATAAGCTCGAGCTAAAACTATATCAGCCTGGTTATATATCCTCTCTCCCCTATAATTCACGGAGATACCTGGCCGTCTATGGTAAAGATAAGTGGCTGGAGTGGGAGAAACAACGGCAGGCTAAGGCTAAACTTGGGGAACCTCTAACTAGACAGGAGAAGTGGATAGAGGAACAGATTGCCCTCAGTAGACAACCCTGGGAGGAGGGAAGCGCACGGGAAATAAGGACTGGGAATACCAGCTTTACTGAGGCATTGATGCAATATGAGCCTCCCCCCTCAGAGCCTATACAGGAAAATCCCTCATTCTTGGAGCAGGCGAAGGGAATAGCAACTGAAACAGTCCCCAAGTTTGCTGAGGCTTTATGGCGGGAGATGCCCTTTAACCCTTACTACTATAAGTCACCAGAAGCAAAAGCGGAGATGCGGAACCTTGATACTCTAACGGAATGGGCAAAGTCAAAGGGGATTCCTAATCCTAAAGAGTGGGCAACTGCGCTCTTTAGCCCCCAGTCAGCAGAATATAATAGGCTTATTGATTTAATGAAGTTGGCTCGCCAAGAACATTTTGACCTTCTTCCTGGGGGGAAAGACTTTGAAACTATGCAAATGATTCCCTCTGAAGCGGATATGCCTGATTTTATCAAGTTGCAAATAGAACGGGGCAATAGTTACGATGTTGTTATCCAGGCTCTCCAAAGTTTGCAATCAGGCAAACCCGATACAGAGAAAATCCAAAAAGCAATAGCAGAATTGAATTTTCATCTAAGTCAAGATGAACCTGTAGTAGCACAACATAAGGCATTTGCTAAAGAACAAGGGCAAAAAGTAAGTGATTATCCCCTAGTAGCCTATCTTGAACAAAGAAATAATGAGAAACATCAAGTATTAGACATCCTCCAAGGTGGTTCCCCAGCGAGAAAAGTAACTATGGGAGCCGCAGAGGAAGAGGGCACTAGATTCCCCTTCTTAGGCGAGAAGGGGCAAGCAGAACAGGCACCCTCTACCAAACTTTTACGTGATTGGATAGGACCGAGTTTTATATTAAGCGCTTTACCTGCAGCCACAACAGGATGGCAAGCTGCGAAAAATCTCCCCAAAGCCGCAGAGATAGCCTCAAAGGTAGGTCTTGCACCTTTCTATGCCGCTGAACAAGCTACAGGGGCAGCTCTCAAGTATGGAGTAATAATTCCTATCACCAAGGGCATCCCTGCCGGTGGGGAAAAGATACTACAGCTTTTACTTGATACTGGTATTGATAGGTGGATTGCTACTCAGGGGCGTATATCACCACAGTATAGAAGCACGATTGCTAACTGGATAGTAGGCAATAGAAGCTGGCTCGTAGAGAGAGCTACCCAGAATATGCTAAAGGGAATGGGGCGGGCAGGTACTACAGCGGAGACAGCGGCTAAACAGGCAGTTGATGACACTATAAGAGAGATGGAACCTTTGCTACTCAAGGCGGGAGAGGTTAAGCCTGTAGTAGCCAAGGCGCCTGTTACCTCTGAGGTTACAAGGGAATATAAGGGGCTTACCCTTAAGTACGAACCGAATAAGTGGGGCTTAAAGCTTTATGAAAAATATGGTGGCGCCAATATTATTGCCTATGATAAGAATAGGAAAGAAGTAGGCCGTCTCTATTATGAGCAAACGACACCTGAAAGTGATTTGGGGATTTCTATTCAAGTAGCCCCCGAACTTCAAAGACAGGGTGTTGCTACTGCTATGACTAGAATGGCTCAAGATATTAGTGGTCGTGGAATAGCAGCACAAGGGGCTAATGCTGAAGGTAGGCCATTTCTTGAAAGTCTTGAACGGACAAAGTATATCCCTAAACCTGAAGCTGGTATGCCCGAAGCAGGACTTCAACCTGGTATGTTTGGCGGGGCTACAGAAGCCAGAGCGATAACTACTGCCCAGCAGGAGACTATTAATAAACTTGCTTTAAGTAAGGCTTTAATAACCGAAGGTGGGCAGAGAACACCCCAGTTCGGGCGATTGGCTCAGAATATTGCAGGGCAGAAATCCATAGATAAGATGACGCAGGAGGAGGCTGGTAATTTTATTGAAGCTTTGGGGCGTTATCCCGAAAAGAAATGGTCTCCCAAGACAAAGACTTTTAAACCCCAGCCTATGCCAACTACGACCGCCGTAGTGCCTGAGAATTACTTTAACTTAGAATTTGGTGAGCCTACTCCTGTTAAATACTTCACCTCCCAGAATTTCTATGCTACGAAGTTGGGGCTTGCACCGCTTACTCAGCCGTTGGAGGTTGCTAAACAGGAGTTGGACTTGGTGGCTCCGGCGTGGTCTAGGGCGGTTGATATAAAAATAAACGAGTTGAATAAACTTTATAAGGTTACCTTGGCGGAGAAGTTGGTTGCTGCCAGAAATGCCAAGCCCAACAGGGCAGTGGCTCAAATGGCCGAACTATTAAACAAGTATGAAGATTTGCCCGCTGAGATGGTGGATAAGTTGGGGATGGATAAGGTCAAAATATTCACCTGGTTCAGGAATCTGAATAGAACTATCCTTAACGGTGAAAATCAGGTGAGGACACTTTTGGGTGAACCAGCTATCCCATATCGCCAAGCATATCTCAGGCACATCGCAAATCAGACAGCCCAAGAAATAATGAAGGGTAATTATTCCCTGCCCCAGGATTTAGCTTATTGGGCTAAACAGATTGTGGGTAAAAAGATTTATAATCCTATGGAAATCCAGAGGCAAATGACCGATGACCTGCTGGAGTATTTTAGCAAGGATTTGGCCTATGTTACCAAGTCTATGCTCTGGACTGGCCTCAAAGAAATCTATTTGTCACAACCCCTCAAGGCTTTTACGACTCAATTAAATGTATTAGGCAAGGGTAGGATGCCGTTTAGTTCTTTAACACCCGAAGAGATGGCAAAGGCGGAGGCTGCCTCAGTTTTACCGGCCTCAACGAGAAAATGGCTTATTGATTACGTGAATAGCCAGATAAAGGGGCAGCAGACAGAATTTGATGCTGCAGTTAATAGGCTTGTTACAGAGAGCGGTATCGGTACTGTTCTTGATAAGGTGCTTAAGGAATTTGGGCGGAGCGTAGGCACAAGGCCGATTACAGAGATGGCTCAGTTCACGGGTAGACTTGTTATTTCAGCTACTATCGGAACAAAGCCGAGGCAGATAATCAGGAATTTATGGCAGTCAACTCAAAATCTAGCCCTCTACGGAGTAACGCCGACCATTAAGGCATTTTTACCAGCAGATAAAACCCTGACAAGGTTACTCTCCCGGAGTATGTTCCTTAAAAGCTATTCTGGTTTTGAAGAGCTACCAGTAAGTATGATGGGGAAGGTAGAGAGAGCATGGCTCTGGTCTTATGGGAAATCAGCAGTGTTTAACGCTAGGACGGGTATGAAAGCGGCTTATCACGGAGTGAATCATTTAATCACCGACAAGAATTATGCCAAGTATGGATGGGCTAGCCCCCAACGGACTTATACCGAACCAAAGGGATTTTTATATCCCGATGAGGAGGCTAACCTTCTGAGAGAAATGGAGTTCGGGGCTGCGGCTACGCAATATCAATACCTCGCTATGGGTATGCCCGAACTCTTTAGACACAAAACACTAATCCCCTTTACCAGATTGCAGAGTTGGTGGATGAATTACTTTTTTAAGTTCAATCGTGAAGCGATAGGTAGATACTGGAATGGTCACACCGGTTGGAATAAAGACTTGAAACTCCCCCCGATGATGCGCTTGAACTGGTTAAAATATATTATTTTAGGCGGCGGTGTTCTAACTGCTCTGGGCTATAGCAAATCATTTATGAAGGATGTATTACCCCACTGGGCTTCACCTATGGGGCAGGTGATGGTTGGGATGTATAACTATGT